GTGCATATTTGCACAACATTCTGTTTCCACAATATAAAAAGTATGCTGGGTCAAATCCGCCCACTGGTGCAGCTCTAGAATTTATCAACAAGCACCATAAGACATTTGATAACTTTAAAGAAAAGTTTGCTAAAACAGCCATGGGCATACAAGGCTCAGGTTGGGTATATCTTGCTCGTAATGGTGAAATCAAAACCATTGTTAATCATCAAACTCGAAATGACATAGTGTTATTAATTGATTGGTGGGAGCATGCCTGGTCCTTAGACTACCAACACGATAAGAAAAAGTATCTAGAGAATCAATGGAAGATCATTGACTGGGATATTGTATCTGCTAGAGTCGGCTAATATCAGCAGTACTTGACACTGGCATATCCCATATTAGGCGTCGCTCGACGCCTTTCTTTTGAGCAAAACGTTTAGCGTCACAATGTTCACAACAATGAAAGTAGTTGTTGTTTAGTCTCTTAGGACTAATCTTTTCTTTAGGTCGGCAAAACCCTTCACCACAGTTGTCACAACGAAATACTGCTAAGGTACGAGTGCGGTTATAAGTATGTTCTTGACCTAACTTGCTGGTCCTAGTGTGAACTGTTGTTTCTAATTCTGTTGTGATGAACATTATGTATTTACATTAGGGTTATAAAATGATATGATAAATATCATATTAGAGGCGTTTTATGATAACAATTACCAACTCAGCACAAGTAAAAATACTAGATATTCTAGCAGAAGAAAACAATCCCAACATAGCACTACGTACATTTGTACAAGGTGGTGGTTGCAGTGGTTTTAGTTACGGGTTCACTTTAGAAGAAGAACAAGCAGAGGACGACTTTGAGTTTCCTGTAGGTAACTATAAAGTTCTAGTAGATGCAATGAGCATGCAGTACCTACAAGGTGCTGAAATCGACTACAAAGATGAACTAATGGGTGCAAGTTTCACAATTAAAAATCCACAAGCAACTACAACATGCGGTTGCGGATCAAGTTTCGGGGTATAAAAATGGCAAGACAAAATGTAGATATTGGCGTACAAGGTAATGACGGTACTGGCGATAGTATTCGCGAAGCGTTTAGGAAAGTTAATGATAACTTTAGAGATCTATATGCAGTGTTTGGGCAAGGTGATAGGATTGCCTCAACTGATTTAGATGACTTCCCTAGCAATTACTCATATCTAACTACGCCGCCGCCAAATACATTTAGTACAACAACCAGTGCAAGAACGTTTGTGGTTAACAGCACAGGTGACGGTGTATTGGCCAAAGACATTATTGGCACTAACGGTGTTACCATTAACAACAGCAGCAGTGGACAGTTAGTTATCAGCGCAGGCGGCGCTAAACTAATCGGCGACACTAGTCCTGCAATGAGTGCTCCGTTAAATGCTAATACTATACCTATTGGTAATGTTGGAGATCCATCTACTGCTAATGTAAATTTATTTAATAGTGTACATCCTACTACTCCTATTACCATTGACGAATTAGTTGTTACTAAGGGCTATGCTGATCGTCGCTACCTACAACAGTCAGGTGGATCAACTGCGGGTCAAATTCGTATTAGACCAGAACCAGTTGACCAAAGCGAATATACAAAAACCATTGCAGGGTATCAAAACGGTAATATACTAATTACCGGACACGGCTATGACAGCGGTGCTGACGGTATTGCCTACAAATATTTTACAACAGGAACGCCACCAGCAGGAATAGTTAGCGGAACTACTTATTATTTAAAATATGTCAATGTTGACGAACTTAGTATTCATACAACATTCGAAGATGCTAAGACTGGCACTGCAAAAATTACAATTAGTACTGGATCAGGCAGTGGTACGCAGACACTAGTAGATGCGTTTTTTGATGCAACACTACCGGGCAATTTCTTAAGCAATGAAGCATTACCTCGTGAGTCTACTGTGCGTAGACAAGGTGATGTCATGGATGGTCCATTATATCTTTCAGACCATCCTAGTCCGTTGAATGTTGATCCAGTTCCAGTAATTGTAGGTGCTGACGAAGATTTCCAGGCTGCTACAAAATACTATGTTGACAATAATAGTTTTGCCAGTAATATTAATTTGTTTGTTTCTACTAGTGGAGACAATACACAGGCTGGGGTACCAGCGGGTAAAGAAGGTCGTGCGTTTGCCTATGCTTATTCTACCGTTGGTGCTGCCTGTGCAAAAGCTGTAGAATTAATTGCACTAGCAGGAAACGAACCAGGTCCTTATAGACAGCGTATTGCCTACACCTTGGGCGGCACCACAACATACAGCACTGTTCAAAGCGCAGCATTTACCGGTGGTACTGGATATGTTGCTGTAGAAACCTTATTAACTCTTAATAGAGAATATATTAGAGCAGAGGTAATTGGTTATATTGACAGCACGTATCCAGATTTAAACTATAATGCAGAATTGTTTTCTAGAGATATAGGTAGTATTATTGATGCTGTTGTTATTGATACGTTAGTTAACGGCAACTGGCAAAGTATAAGTGCAGGGCAATCATATTTTAAAAATGCCAACCTCACACTTCAATTAGAAACAGTAGCTGGCATTGCCTATGCTAAATCTCTAGCCAACTATGTTCTACAGAAAGTTAATCCTCCAACTAGTTATCAAACGGTTTACGTAAGACAAACAGATCTAGTAAGTACTAATTCAACACAACGAGATCTAGTTGATGATAAATTTGACATTGTATTGAATATCATACAAAATGGTATTAGTTCAGCTCCAAATATTGACTATGGTGATGGCCAAGTAACATTCAATGTTGACAACGGCGGCCAAGGTTATGTTGACCAAGGATTGCCAACTAACGTTGACATTACTCCAGGTAAGCTAGTCAAAGGTATCCAATCAGGTGCATTAGGAAGAATTTTATCCTACGCTAGCGGTGCATTGGAAGACACTATCACTTGTCAATTGCTAACTCCTTATAATTTTGATCTCACTGAACAGGTAGAATTTGCTGAGCCAAACAAAGATCTACAGATTACTGTTAGAATTGAAAGTGGTATCTACTACGAAGACTTGCCTATTAAAGTGCCTGCTAACGTGTCTCTCAAAGGTGATGAGTTCCGTAGAACAATTATACGTCCAAGAGATCGTGCTAGTCAAAGCCCGTGGATTGAAACATATTTCTATAGAGATGTAGAATTTGACGGTATGGATCTTGCCACTACATACAATCCAAATGCAATAACACTGTTAACAGCAAACAAAGATTATTTGAAACGTGAATTAATTGCATGGATTGCTGCTCAAGTATCAGGCAACATCAGTCCATTTACCACTGCGTTTGTTTATAACGAAGGCAAATGTAGTCGTGACGTTGGACTAATGGTAGATGCATTAGTTCAAGATATTAAGTTTGGCGGTAATGCCAGTACATACGATGCTGCCTCTTTATATTACAACGGTGCTGTTAGTAAAATTATTGGTCAGGAAACACAAACTGCTGCGGCCGTTAATCAGTTAAAAACTATAATTGTCAGTTATATCCTAGTTAATACTGCATATACATCATTGCAGACTTCAGTTACGCAGACAATCAATTCCACCAACGGCGAAGCTGCTGCTATTACCAAAGTAGGTACGCTGTTGACCAGTGTGGCATCTGTAATTACTACAGGTCTAAGCGCACTACCTGCAACATATGACAGTCCAAAATATGGATATCACTACCTAATGAACAGCAGTGTTCCAATGGATCTTGGTCCAGGTTATGCAAATCCAGGCGGATATACTAATGCTGCTAAACTATTGGAAATCAACAAGGCATTCATTCAAGATGAAGTTAATGAGTTTGTAAAAGTACAACCAGGTGTTGTTGCATATGATGAGGATAAGTCTAAACGTGATACTGGATTCATCGTCGATGCGCTGGTACAAGATTTAAAAGATGGTGGTAAGATCAACGCTGTTGATACAGCATTAAAATATTATAATTCTTCAAGTCTAGTTACGCAGGCAGCATGTATTGCAGGTATTAATTATGTCAATACCATTGCTCAAAAAATTATTGACAATATTTTACTAACTGGCTCCACTACTCCGCCGAAGCGTGGAACTACTACGCAGATCAGAAATACAAGTATTGTAAAAGAATCAACTAGTGGAACAACTATCACTAACCTAATTAGCACAGTTGTATATGCATTTGATGCAGATTTTAACCCGCCTAAGAACAATACAGAAATTGACATGTTCATGTTTAACGATGCTGTTAAAGTTCACAATATAACAGGTCAAGGCCACGGCGGGTTTATGTGTGTACTAGATCCTGCAGGTTCAGTTGGTTCTAAGAGTCCATATGTACAAAGCTGTGCATGTTTCTCTAGAAGTGTAAATCAACAGACATTTGCAGGAGGTATGTTTGTTGACGGATTTAGTGGTAGACTAAAGACTAAAATTACCAACGTCAGTGGTTCAACTTTAACACTGTCTGGATTAACTTTTAGAGCGCCAATTGCACCTACTGCGTTCTATTACAATGGTTTTAGATATCAAGTAGACAGCGTTAGCTCTTGGAGCGCATCTACAGGCATTGCTACTATTGAACTTAACCCAACAACTCCATGGACCAGTGGCAACCTAAACATTATCTTAGAAACTCCTGGCAATCGTTCAATGTTAGGTAATGACTACACTCAGGTTAATGACCTAGGTTATGGTATTGTTGCACACAACACTGGTCTAACAGAACAAGTATCAACATTTACCTACTACTGTTGGACTGCATATCTTGCCAGCTATGGTGGACAGATTAGGGGTATTGCTGGGTCAAATGCACAAGGTGTATATGGTTTAAAATCTGTAGGTGCTGATCCAACAGAGATCCCAGACCAAGTGGCACTGGCCAACAACATGACACAGGTAGCTAAAGTCTATCGTTATGATGATTATAGTGCAGATAGTCAGCAAAATGATATTGAGCTGTATATTAAACGCTATACTTACATTCCATCAAATGTTAGTGAAATTGAAATTGATCATCTAGATGGAACTATTGGTCGCTACGAATTAAGAACAGTCACCCGCACAGGACTAAACGAAAGTCAATATACCTATAGAATTACTGGCGTAACTAATGCCACTACTGCAGTGGTTACTGTACATGGTACTTTACCGTTAACTGTTACTGGTATTAGTCGTGCTAGTCCAGCAGTGGTCACAATCAGTGGTAGTCATGGAATGACAGATGGTGATTTTGTAACTATCACTGGCGTAGTGGGCATGACCGAAATTAATAACGGTAGCTACTATATTAAATCAACTGGGCCTGGAACTTTTTCATTACATACAGATGATACCCTGATTCCTGAAGTTGACAGCACCAGTTGGACCACTTGGAGTTCAGGTGGTACTGTAGAAAGTCCAATTAAATTCTATTCAGGCGATCGTGTATTGATCAGCGGTGTAGGTGGTACAACTCAGCTTAATGGTAACAAATATTATGTTAACCCATTAACTTATAACACTTTTGAATTATACAGTGATGCGCTGTTAGCTACTCCTGTTAATTCTAGTGGGTATGGGGTGTTTACCAGTGGCGGCGTTGTCAATGAGAAGTTTACCTACGCTATCAATGCAATTACTAAAGCTGAACCTGCACAGGTTACATTTACTGAAAGTCATCACTATTCAGATGGAGACCTAGTTAAAATTGAAGGCGTAGGCGGTATGACACAGATTACTGGTCTATACTATGCTAAGAAAAACGGTGCAAACACTATTCAGTTATATACTGATCCCACACTGGTAACACCAACTAACAGCATTACCTATGGAACTTATACTAGTGGTGGTACTGTATTTGGTGGTAAAGAAATATTATTATTAAGTGTTAGCACCAGTGCTAACGATAATAGAGAAGCAAATGGTTTGGTCACACAGTTAAGTGATCACATGAATATCTCAATTAGACAGTTGCAAAACTTTACATTTACAGGCATTGCCAACGTTAATCCAACTAGACCAAGTACTGCGCTAGAATTTGATGCTACCTTGCCAACTGTTTATAGGATCATTGCATATAATTCTGCACTGTCAGATGGCTCCGTATTACCAGATGATACTGCAGTGTTAACTTCTGACAGTAGTTTTGTTTATATTAAACCCACTACTGATCCTACCTTAGTGACAACTACTGATCCTATAGACGGTGCTAAGAAAATGGGATCACAGATTGGCGATACTAGAATTGCTATCTACGAGTTTAGCGGCATAGATAATACTGCCACTAGAGACTTATTAAACAGTGGAACATTAACTTTTGCATGGGCTGGTAAGACTCATACCATTACGGGGTATACTGCTGCTGCAGGACTAGTGCCAGCATATATTACTATTGCAGATGCTGTTAACAATAACAACTACAGTGGTAGTACAGCCGGTATTGCTAAAGTGTTTGGTATTGCAAGTGCTTCAACGTTACGTGCAGGATTACCTGCAGGATCTACTGGTGCAATTACAGTTAAAATATCAACATGTCGTGTAACTGGACATGATTTCTTAGACATTGGAACAGGTGGTTATAATACCACTAACTATCCAAGTGCTATCTTTGGTAATCCTACACAAGGACCAACACAGGAAAATGAAGTTATTGAGGAACTAAAAGGTCGTGTGTTCTATGTAAGTACAGACCAAGACGGTGTATTCCGTGTTGGACGATTCTTTACTGTTGACCAAGGTACTGGTACTGTTACATTTGCTGCTTCAATTGCACTGAGTAACCTAGACGGTATTGGATTCAAACGTGGTGTTACAGTTGCTGAGTTCTCAACTGATGCAACTATGACCAACAATGCTGCTGACACTGTGCCTGTGCAGAGTGCTATCCGCGGGTACATTGACAAGCGTCTTGGTTTAGATCACAGCGGTAATACTATTCCTGTACCTAACCTAATTGGTTCAGGTTACTTGCCGTTAAACGGTGCGTTAGCCATGAAGGCTATTATCAATGCTGGCGGATTTAAGATTCAAAACTTAGGTGCTCCGGGAATTGATGATGATGCTTCAACTAAGTTATATGTTGACACTCAAGTAGGATTGTACAATCAACTGTCAACACTGGTTGATGTGGGTGCAATGACTCCTGCCAGTGGCGACCTAATGATCTACACAGGTGGTAACAAATCAATAGTCAGCGCAACTCCCGCTGGAGATATTGTCAGTACGCTGAGCAGTGCAAACATTGCAACCTTAGTTGGTGGTATTACTACTTCCCCAGTTATTGATGCTGGTATTGCAGGAACTGCGCAATTAAATGTCTCTGGTGGTATTGTTGTCGATGACATTACTGGATTCCCATCTATTGGTTATATTAAAATTAACAATGAGATATTCAGCTATAGTGGAATTAATACTCCCACTAATAGATTTGAAGGTATAGCTAGAGCACAATGGACCACTACCAGCACCACACATGCCGCCAGTTCAACTGTTATTGGATTAAACAATGCACAGGCTAATTTACAGATTGCACCGTTAGTCATTGTTGATGGTGATGTAAGTAACATTGCCGACATAGCGCAGAGTAAGTTACTAATGTCATTGGCCACAACCAGTGCAACTGCTCCAACAGGTACTGCTGCGGTTAAACAGGCTGCCAGCGGTGTTGCAAGTTTTGACAGTGCTAACTTTGAAATCACAGATGGATGGGTTGGCATCAAAGCAGGCGGTGTTGCAGTAGATGATATTGCCACCATTGCCGACAGCACAGTGATAGCTAATTTCTCAGGTGGTGTTGCTAGTCCAACAGCAGTGACGGCAAGTACAGCAGGTGCAAAAATATTAGACGCAGTGTTTACCACTAACGGTCTGATGAGCAGAACTGGTGCAGAAACATTTGCAGTTGTGGCGGTGACTACCAGTGGTGGTAATGACAGCCTAGTTAAGACTAGCAGTACTGGTACTATTAATGTTAAAGGACTACAGTTAAACGGTAGTAACGCACTAACACTATCTAGTACAACTATTAAACTGACAACGCCTGGTGGCGTTGATGTTATCAGTGCAACAGGTAGTGCGGCCGGTGCTACTCCAGTGACACTAACTGGTCAGTTTACGTTAGGTACTAGCAGTACACTACAGGCAACATTTGCTGACTTGGCAGAATACTATACTGCTGATAAAGAATATGAGCCAGGTACTGTGTTGATATTTGGCGGCACAGCTGAAACTACTACAACAAATGTCTTTGGTGATGCTAGACTAGCAGGTGTTGTGTCAACTGATCCAGGATTTAAAATGAATGGCGAACTACAGGGTACTAGAGTTTGTCTAGCCCTACAAGGTCGTGTACCATGTAAGGTTGTTGGACAGGTCAAGAAAGGTGACATGCTGACCACTGCTGGTATTGTTGGCTACGCTGCCAAGGCCATGGATCCCAAAGTAGGTACTATCATTGGTAAGGCATTAGAAGATAAAAACTATACTGAAGCTGGCGTAATCGAAGTTGCCGTTGGTAGAGTGTAAATATAAGTGGAGCGATAAATGGTACAAAAAATAATAGGCTTAGGTGTTCCTGACAAGGGCAATGGTGATCCGCTACGCACAGCGTTTAGTAAAGTAAATGATAACTTTACAGAACTATATAATTCTGTATCAGCAGTAGTAGTGACAGGTGCTACTGCACCTACTGGACCGGAAGAGGGTTCTCTATGGTGGAATAGTGAAAGTGGTAGAATGTATGTCTACTACGGAACAAGTTGGGTTGATGCTAGTCCAGTAGACGGTGCGGGTATTAACAGCACTAACGAATTAGTTAACGGTGCTCATACAGTTAGCTTAGGATCAACTGGTATAATAACCTTGCCAAACAGCAGTTATTTAGAAAGTACTGATACTAACTTAAAAGTTGGTGCTCAAGGTACTGTAACTATTCGTAGTAATGCAGAATTGAGTGGGACTACAAGATCGTGGGAGTTTGGCAGACAAGGCACTATTGCAACTCCTTTAATGTTACCAACAACATTTACTGCGGTATTAGACAACGCTCACAGAACTGTAGGTGATGCTATATCAGGTACACCGTGGCAATACACTGTTGCGTTTGTGGTAGGGCCTGGAGGAGCTGTTGAAACACAAATAGACAATCCAGATTGGCCAACAAATCCAGGATATTCGCCAGGCGACGAGTTTGAGTTCACTGAAGAGGATCACGGTATTCCAGGATTTATATTTGCTGTTACAATCAACGGATTTTCAGAAATACCAGGAACAGGATTTCTAGTAGTGATAGGAGTTACACCTCCTCCAGAATATCCAAGCACAGTTAGTTCACTAGGTGCTATTAAACTAAGTGCTAATACAAGTGATTGGGTGTTTGATCCTAACGGAAGTTTATACTATCCAGATGCTACAGTTCAGACCACAGCCTATGTGGCACCTACCACTGGCAATGCTGTGATAAGTTCACAAAGTTCTATTACTATTAGTAGAAACGGTATGACTATCAAAATAACAGAAGCTGGGGTTGTACAGATGTCGTTTGATAGCATTATTGATATTAGAGGACGTAGTTCAATAAACAACGCAGGATCAACAACAATTGCTACACCTAACGGAGATACTGTTATAGGTACTTGGTATAACATTAGCACTGCACTAGCGGTAGGTGATCAGTTAGTTTCTACTATTATGGACAGTAGTTTTCATAATGTATATAGAATAACTGTACTCATCCGTGAACAAGATACTACTCCAGGTGTTGAGTTCACTACCGCTTATGCAATCATCGAACAGTTACAATAAGATTAAATACAAGATACGGAGCAAATAAATGACAGTACTAACATTCCCAACAAATCCAATACTAGGGCAACAATATGCAGCACCTAATGGGATTCAATATGTGTTCGACGGTGTAAAATGGATAGTTGAAACAACTAGCTCATCGTCAGCAGCAGTGACTAATTCAGTGCAGGATAGGGTTGCTCCTATGTTTGTTACTGGTGATCATACAGGTATTACCTTTACATACAATGCAGCTACAAATGTAATGAGCGCAGAAGTTGCCGGATCAACTTTTAACGGTGATTATGACGACCTAATTAACAAACCAACTCTATTTGTTGGTCCAGGTTCAGCCACTGACAATGCAATTGTTAGATTTGATGGTACAACAGGAACTCTTGCACAAAATAGCTTGGTCACTGTCAGCGATACCGGTGCAATAGTTGCGCCACAGGTAGGCAGCGTTATTCCATTTTACTTTGCTAATCAAGCAGCCTTTCCAAGTGCCGGTACCTATCATGGTGCTGTTGCACACAGTCACAGTGATGGTAAGATGTACTTTGCACATGGTGGTGTTTGGAATGCTTTGGCCAACGCCAGTGAGTTATTCAGCGGCAACTATGACAACCTAAGTAATAGGCCAACTATTCCACCTGCATATACTTTACCCACAGCATCAACCACAGTACTGGGTGGTGTAAAAGTTGACGGCACAACTGTTACAATTACAGACGGAGTTATTAGTTCAGTTGGCGGCGGTAGCGGTGGTGGCGGTGATGCCAACATCTGGGTACAGACATTTGAATCTGAGGACGGTGCTCCAACAGACGTTGTGGGAATAGCAATCAGTGTAGAATACGATAGTGCGGGCAATGTCATTAGTTTGTTTACTCATAGCAATGCAGTTGGTAATAATTATTATTCCGTGGGCAAGTACACCACCACAGGTACCAAGATATGGACAGCAAGATTTGCAGATGGATTTGACACAGACGGTTGGGGTTTAGCAGTAGACAACAACAGCAACTCAATATATGTGGCAGGTCAAACTACTCCAGAAACAGGATATAGTGTGTCCACACTGACCAAACTTGACAGCAGTGATGGCACCATTGAGTGGAGCAAGACCTATGACTTTGGATTTGCGAGTCAAAGTGCTGTTGTGGATGTAGACAGTGATGGTAATCCCATTATGGTGGGATATGCCAGCAACGGTAATGACAATTATATCACCACTACCAAAGTCGCTGCCGCAGACGGCACAATAATATGGTCAAGAGCATTAGACGGACAAAACGATGAAGAAGCCTATGGTATGGCAGTGGGACCTACGGGTGAGGTTGTGGCTGTTGGTTATATGGAGTCATTTGGAGTACAGGATGCGGCTGCAACCTTATACACTGAGCCTGCGAGCAATCCACTATGGACTGTAGGCGGTTCAATAATATCTTTGGATGGCGTCACAGCAGATTACTCTTTCACTGACGGTGTTCCCACATTTACCAATGTGGTTGATACTGTGGGTGGCAGATCAGTGGACGATGTAATTATCACTGTGTTAGGTGGCAACCTTGGCGGCGTTACTGGTGTAGATGATATGGTCGTCAAAGTTGCCACATTGGCCGCTAACGACACTGATAATCGTATGTTGGTGGTCAAGTATGCTGCCAACGGAACTATCGCTTGGCAAAAGGCCATACAGTTTGATGCGGGCTTTGACTGCCGTGGAGCAGATGCTGACATTGACAGCGACGGTAACATCTATGTTACTGGCAGTTATCGATATAGTTTTGAAAGCGGAACAACCAGTGCTCTCAGCATACTTAAACTGGACAGCACAGGTGTGAAACAGTGGAGTAGACGAGTAACAGGCAACTGTGATACATTTGGCGTCAGTGTGGTGGTTGGTGCTGATGATAAACTGTACTTGTCAGCCATGACTGGCAACAACAATGATGCGAACAACGCTTATACCTGGGTCGCAGCCAAATATGGCATTAATGGCACAGTAGAATGGCAAAGACTCATAGACAATACCACAGGTTGGTCATTTACTGGCGACATCTTTCTCGGCGACGGCGGCGGCAGTAACATAGCAGTCAAACAGGACTATGTGGTACTTGCGGGCGGCTTTGGTGATCTCATAAACAGTGGCGTACCACATGCCACATTGGTACAGGTTGCGGCCACTGGAGATGTGTTCTCTGTGGGCGACTGGGACTTCACAGCGGCTTCATTCAGCGGTGTACTCAACAGTTCAGCCAGTGATATCACAGTGGTCAACGCTGGTAAAACTGACACAGACAATGTGTCAAACATAAATGTTTCCACTGTTACTCTACAGTTTGACAGTAGTGCCTTCTTGATAGGCACGCTGTACTCAGCGGGCGACAGCAGTGACCGATTGGTCAACGGTGCTCATGAAGTTGTATTGGGAGCAAGTGGCACAGTGACATTGCCAGCAGGTGGTACTATCACTGAAGGCTACGTTACCAGTAATCCCACAATACAACTTACTCCAGCAACGCCAGATGTTGCCAGTCAGAAGTTGGTGATCAAGGGCGGCGGTTCATATGATTATACCGACAATGGTATAAACATAAATTATTATACTAATACTGCTATAGTCGGTGATACTCTTACTTTCTATATCAATTCACCTACTTACGCTGGTCAAACGCTCTACTGGTGGATCTACCCAGAGGGTGCTAACATATCAGATCCAGGATCAGGCACAGTGGTATTGGATGGCAATAGCGGCACTATTAGTTTTGAACTAGACAGTGATGACAATGAGTTTACTCTGCGTGTGTCACCTGAAGCCAACAACTATGACCCTGCGAGTTTAGGTGTTGAATCAGGCTTGATTAACCCTGACGCACCTACATTTGATTTTGAGCATCACCTACACTTGACCACAGGCAACTTGGCTGAAACCAGTATCTTCTTAGGCACTGATGATCACAATGTTCGTACTACAACTGATGGCAATATACAAATAACCACTCCTAACACAAGCAACAATGTTTGGAATTTTGATGTTGCTGGAGATTTAAATCTACCAGATAACGGTGGTATAGTGTTTGACCGCAACAACACAACAATACGTGTGGGCATGGGCTTCCACATTGCCAGTGGTGAAGGTATCAGTCTTGACGCTATTGATCAAAATGCTATACTAACTCTAAGTGGTGCTGGTAATGGTCCAGTAAATCAAACTTATAACAAAACTAACGATACACTTTATACAGGTAATGACAACAGTAGTGTCACTGTAGAAAATCTAGGCGGCACTTGGAATGTACTCATAGCTGGTGACAGCAAATACACCAGCAATGATCTCATCGGGTGGGCTCTAAGTACTGGACCTGGACCTGTGCCAGTTGGAGTATTATCAAATGGCTATAAAAGTTGGGTATTTTCTCCAACTGGTAATTTAACATTCCCGGATGGTACTACAAACTCAGGCGATACAGTTATTTCAACCAGCACTTATAATATACAAAGTATTGGCAATACACTAATTCAAACCAGTGCCAATGCCGGCGCAAAGACTTGGACATTTGGTACAAATGGTTCATTAACATTCCCAGATACTACTGTACAGACCACAGCCTGGGCAGGTGGTCGTGTTGTTGCAGTACCTACTGCTAGTATAGGTGCCGCAGGAGATAAGCAAGGAGATTTAGCATTTAATAATTCCTACATATATTATTGTACTCAAAATTTTACACCATCTAGTTATTCTTCTACGATTGTCTTAACGTATTCAGGTACATATCCTACTATAGTAAAAGGCAGTATTCCTCAACCACAAGCAGGATGGGAGTTAATTCATGATGGAAATACTTATATTTTAGATGCTAATGCTACCGAAGGAAATCCAGGCGAATGGTCCTTATCATTATCAAGTAGTATATCAGTAACTATTGGTGATAGCGTTACAATTGGGCCAGCATCAGTTCCAAATATTTGGAAGCGTGTAGCCTGGAGTGGAGACACTTGGTAATGGAAATTATCTTAGCAACACTCTTAATGACACACTTGACAATAGTGTCAGTTACCCTGTATCTACATCGTTGTCAAGCACATAGAGGAGTTGAGTTCCATCCTGCGGTAAGCCATTTCATGCGATGCTGGCTATGGCTAACAACGGGCATGACCACTAAGGCATGGGTAGCTGTTCATCGCAAACATCATCAAAATACAGATGTAGAAGGTGATCCACACTCACCGCACGTATTTGGTATTAAACGATTGCTACTAGGTGGATGGAGTTTGTATCACGAAGCAACAAAAGATCCTAACATGGTTATTAAATACGGGGCAGGGACTCCTAAAGATCGTGCCGAAGTTTTCTACACTAGATATCACCGCCATGGCATTCTTGTAATGCTGGTTATAGACCTATTGTTATTTGGGCCATGGGGATTTTTAGTGTGGGGTGTTCAGATGATATGGATTCCATTTTGGGCGGCTGGTTTTATCAACGGAATCGGCCATTGGTGGGGCTATCGCAATGGTGAAACTAAGGATCACTCACACAATGTAAGCCCTATAGGCATACTAATTGGCGGTGAGGAACTACACAACAACCATCACTTAGAACCTGCAAACCCTAAGTTTAGTCGCAAACCCTGGGAATTTGATCTAGGATGGTTTTATATACGCACTTTAAGTCTGCTAGGTTTAGCAAAAGTACGCACCAGCTAAATATAGTATATGAGAGCGAACTATGGCAATACAACCAATTAATTTAGGAACTTACGCAAACGACGGCACTGGCGACGACTTGCGATCAGCTTTTCAGAAAGTTAATGCTAATATTTTAGAATTAGCCAGTACAGTCTACGGAGCAAACGTAGGAGCAGTTCCGCCAACGTCGGGAGTCTATGAAGGTGAACTATGGTGGAGTACTGTAGAAGGTAGAATGTACATCAAATACGGGACTACATGGGTTGATGCAAGTCCTGCTGACGGATTTGTAGAGTATGACATTTCAGCAGTGGCAACCACCGGTGGAGTAAACGTTAGACTAAGCGGTACAGACTTATCACAAGATGATATTAAAATTGCAGCTGGTGCAAACATTCTAGTTACTAGAACAGATGCAAATACTATTACACTGAGTGCTCCTAGTTTTACTGGAAACGTTACAGGTAACTTAACTGGTAATAGTGCAGGAATTCATACTGGTAGTGTTATCGGAGATACTACTGGATTTCATACAGGCAGTGTGACAGGCGATGTTACGGGCAATCTTACTGGTTATGTAAACGGCAATGTTACAGGAAATGTAACTGGCAACCTAACTGGTGATAGTTTTGGAATTCATACCGGCAGTGTTGTTGGTAATGTAAACGGATCAGTAACTGGCAATGCAGGATCAGTTACCAATGGTGTATATACAACATCAAGCATTAATGCGTTAGTAGATGTTAATACTGTATCAACTCCTCCAACTTCAGGTCAAGCATTAGTTTGGAATGGAACTAATTGGGTTCCAGGTACAGTTGCTACCAGTGGTGGCGGGTTAGATTTTGGAACATTTTCAGCACCGGCTGGATTTACATTAGATTTTGGAACATTTTAAAGGTTAGGAGATAATAATGGCATTACAAATTAGAAGAGGCCTTGAGGCAAATCGATCAGCAGTTACTCCTGACGAAGGCGAATTCTTATACACTACTGATCAAAGTAAATTATATGTTGGAAACGGTACTACTCCAGGTGGCGTACTTATTACTGGGAGCGGGATTAACAGTGTTGTTGAAGATACCACTCCACAACTAGGAGGAGCATTAGATGTCAATGGATTTAAAATTGTTAGCACAGGCAATGGCAACATTGAATTAGATCCAGATGGTACTGGTGACGTTATACTACATGGTAATTTAACAATTGATGTCAATGGTAACGTTACTAAAACTGGTGAATTAAATATTAGTCCGACTAGTTTTACAACTTTCGGCAGTAATAATGCGTCAATCGACGGTAATGTTTTTATTACTAGAAATAGTTACTCAACAGGAACGGCCGCCGGATTTACTTTTGCTCAACATCATAACACTGCAGACGCTGTAAATTTTACATTTTATAGAAGTAGAGGAACAGGAAATTCCCAAGCAGTGGTTTCAAATGGTGATGACATAGTTGATCTTGCATTTGTTGGTCATGATGGCACTAGTACTCCTATAGGTGCAGGAAATATTTCTTGTCAAGTAGACGGAACTGTTAGTAGTGGAATAATTCCAGGTAGATTTAGATTTGCATTACACGATGGTGTAACTAGTGGAGCACTAGGATTACGAGCAGTAGCAGAATTAAATTCAGCGGGCGTATGGAAGGTCAACAGTATACAAAACTACAGCGGCTCTAACTTAACTGTCACAGCTACTACTGTTAACATTGCAGGGGACCTACAACTTAACGCTCAGGGCGATTTAAGATTTGCGGATGCAGATTCTAGTAACTATGTAGCATTCCAAGCGGCTGCCACAGTCGCTGCCAACGTGACTTGGACACTACCTAGCGCAGACGGAACTGTTGGTCAGGTGTTAACAACCAACGGTGGTGGTACATTAAGTTGGTCAACTGCATCGGGAGGATCAGGGCTAGTATCAAGAGCTAGTCTAACACCAGTAACTACTGCAGCATTAGCCAGCGGAGCAAGTGA